GCCGCGGTGAACGGCTCGGCCGCCTGGAACCCTGGCGCCACCCTTTCCGCCGCTGGGGTTTCCGGCACGCCTGCGGTGCAGCAAATCACGTGGGTCAACGGCGGCGGCGCAATCCTCGCGGCGGGGCAGACCTACGGCGTCAACTTTGTGTGCGAGCCGCAATGACCCTCGCCCCCTGGCCCGAATGGCTGCCCGATCAGGCCGATTTCCAAAATCAGGGCTCGCCCCTGATCAAGAATTGCATCCCGCTGACGCCGAAATCATACGGCCCGATGCCGTCCGCGGTGCCGCTATCGACCAACACGCTCGATGCCCGCTGCCAGGGCAGCTACAGCGTCAAGGCGCCGGACAACAGCATCAGCATCTACGCCGGAGATCACGCCAAGCTCTATCGCCTGCCGACCGGGGGCCTCGCCTTTGTTGACGCCTCGCGCGTGACCGGCGGAGCCTACAACACGCCGGATGGCGGCCACTGGAGCATGACCAGCTTCGGTACCCGCATCATTGCCACCAACGGCATCGACCCGCCGCAGACCCTATTGCTGCCGAGCGACACGCATTTCAGCCTGCTCTCGGCCGGCGCTCCGATCGCCAAATACTGCACCGTCGTCAAAGACTTCCTGTTTCTCGCCAACACCACCGATCCGGTGAGCGGGCATATCCCTTATAGGGCGTGGTGGAGCAGCATCAACGATCCGACCTCATGGCCGACACCGGGGTCGACCACTGCGATCCAGGTGCAGAGTGATTACCAGGAGCTGGTTCAAACAGATTTAGGTAACGTCACTGGTTTGGTCGGTGGTTTTGCTTCAAACGCCGATGTTGTAATCTTTATGGAGAGGGGAATTTACACCGGAAATTTTGCTGGCCCCCCTTTGATCTTCTCCTTTAGAACGGCGGCGGGAAGCTCCGGCACGGTCTCACCCCTAAGCATTGTCAACAGCTACGCCCGCACCAATACCGGGCAGGTGCTGCCGATGATCTACTATCTGAGCCAGGACGGTTTTGCCGCCTTCGATGGCTCAACCTCGATCCCGATCGGCGCGCAGAAATTCGATCGCACCTTCTACAAGCTGGTCGACCCCGCCTACATCGACCGGGTCCAAGGCTGCAACGACCCGCGCACCCGCAGCATTCTGTGGGCGTTCCCCTCGATCGGCAGCGCCGGCATCCTCAACCGGGTGCTCGTATACAACTGGGAATTGAGCCGCGCCACCCTGGTGGACTTGGACGACCCGGCGCAGCATATCGAGTATTTGACCACGAGCATGTTCGGCACCGGCTACACGCTGGACGGCATCGACGCATTCGGCGACCTCGACACCATCCAGCCGTCATTCGACGATCCGTTCTGGGCTGGCAACGCCAGCATGCAGTTGTCGCTCTTCGACCCCGACCATCGTCTCAACATCGGCGGCGGCGCGGCCATGGCACCGACCCTGGAAACCGCCGAGCTGCAGCCGGCCGAGGGACGCCGCGCCTGGGTCAGCCTCGTGCGTCCGCTGATCGACGGCGGCATTGCCACAATTGCGGTGGGGCACCGGGAGCGGCTCAGCGACCCGGTCATCTGGGAGCCGCCGGTTTCCACCAACATCATCGGCGAGTGCCCGCAGCGGTATACCGGGCGCTATGTGCGATTCCGCATGGCGATGCCGGCGGCGCAGAGCTTCCGGCATCTGCAGGGGCTGGACCTTCAGCTTCAGCCTGAGGCGCGGTTACGCTGATGGCTGCGCACAGCCCGACCGACATCGTCACGATCCAGCCGGTCCAGCCGGACCAGCCGCAGACCGCCTGGCCGTCGTGGCTGCGCGAGATTGCCGCGAGGGTCAACGAGATCGGCAGCAGGACCACCGAGCTTGCGGCAGGCGGCGCCACCGGGCCGGCCGGGCCTCCAGGCCCAACGGGACCCGCGGGGCCGGCAGGCGCAACAGGCCCGGCCGGTTCCGCGAATATAACGGGCGCGGTGGCCGGTCAGCTTACGATTGCCGGCTCCGCCACCTCGATCACCTCGAGCGTGCCTACCTCCACGTTCCTGACACCGACAGCCGCCGATGCCGCTTATGTGAATGTCAGCGGCGACACCATGACCGGGGCGCTGGGGATCAACACGACGCCGACCGGGGCGGATCTCGTCGTCAATGGCGGCGCGTTTTTCAGCACGGGCGCCGGTGCCGGGGATGCGGTCATCGAGATTGGCCAGGCCCGCAGCGCCAGCGGCAACGCCTATATTGATCTGCACGCCGCCAGCGGCACCGATTACGAACTCAGAATCCTGCGCAGTTCCGGTGTCAACGGCGCGGTGTCGATCATCAATAGCGGGACCGGCACCTTCACCTTCTACAACGCATCCGGTGTCGTCAGCGCGCAGCAGATTACCGGCACCAACAATGGCAGCTACGGCGCCGTGCGCATGGTCGGCCCGACTGCCGGCACCGGTTACGGCTCGTTTTTCTTTAACGACGGCAGCAGTACGCACCTGCTGCTGACCGCCAACAATGACCCGAACGGGGTGCTCAACAGTCTGCGACCGTTGCAATGTGTGGAATCCACCGGCGACCTGGCGCTGGGCCACAGCGTCATGATCGGCGCGCCGAGCGGAGGGCAGAAGGGTAACGGCACGCTCAATGCGCAGGGCGTTTATGCCAACAACGTGCTGTTGACCAGCGACGCGACGGTGAAACGCGAAATCGAGCCGCCGCCCCCGTGCCTGCCGCTGGTGGCAGCGGTTGAACCGAAGAGCTTCCGTTGGGCGGTGCCCGATCCGGTGCCGTTGCGCAGCATCGACAACGAGCCGATGACGCCGGCAGAGTTGGGGCCGCCGGGATTTTACACGCAGGAAAATCTCGGGTTCCTGGCGCAAGACCTGGCCGGATCGGCGGTGCATAGGGCAACGGCGGACGGCACCGAGAGCGTCGATCTGGGGGGGTTGGTTGCCGTGCTGTGGCAAGCGGTGCGCGAGTTGAGTGCGCGCGTCGAGGCGATGGAGGCACGGTGACCCTCACCGTTTGGGACGAGCCGCGGCCGCGGGTGAAATTGCACCTGCCGCGGGTCGAGGTGCGCCTGCCGCCGATCGACGAGGTCGGCGACAAGTGGAACCAGATTGCGCCGCTGCTGGCAAAGGCAACCCGCCGCACCGGCTGTTACGAGCCGATCGACCTGCTGGCAATGGCGATGCGCGGCCAGGTCGGGATCTGGGTCTGCGAGGTCGGAGGCACGGTGCGGGCGGCCATCGTTACCGAGATCAAGCAATACCCCCGCCGCCGCATCTTGGAAGTCATGTTTACCGGCGGCGGCAACATGCGCGATTGGTTATCGCCAGCGATCGACGCTCTCGACGAGCACGCGCGTCAAGCCGGCTGCGAGCACATCGCCACCATCGGGCGGCCAGGCTGGGCGCGCGCCTGGGGCGGTGAACTCACCGGCAACGTGCTCATCGTGCGCGGCGTGAAAGGTCACCAGTAATGCCAAAAGGTTCGCAGCAGACCGGCTCATCGACATCCTCGGCCGAGAGCCGGGCCGGCGCAGCGCAATTCCCGTTCTACCAGGCAGGCTTGCAGAATGCCGGCCGGATCTATGGCGACGCCGACACCTACCCGAATTACGCGCCCGCCACCCCGGAGCAGATAGGCGGGTATCAGGATCTCTACAACACCGCGCGCGGTACTGTCGGGGAGGGGCTGCAGCCCCAGGCGTACGACGCTTACGGCAGGCTGCTCGGCGGCGGCGGCCAGAGCCCGGCAATGGGCGGCTATAGCACGCTCGCCGCCGGCGGCACCGGGCCGCAGCAGACCCTCGACCGGGTTGTCAATTACGGGGTCAACAACGCGCTCAACTTCGCCAATCCGATGGCTGCGTTTGCCAATCAGGCGGCAGGCGGTAATCTCGGGCAGGATCAACTGGCTGCGGTAGCGCAGGGCAAATATACCGACGCCAACAGCAACCCCTACCTGCGCGACATGGTCAACGCCGCGTTGCGCCCGGTTTCGGAAAATTACCAGACCTCGACGGCACCGACGCTCGATGCGCGGTTCTCGGCCGGCGGGCGTTACGGCAGCGGCGCCGCCGATGTTGCGGCCGGCAGCGCGCGCGACGCTTTCGCCCGCAACCTGGGCGAAATCTCGACGGGTATGTACGGCAAGGCGTATAGCGATGAGCGCACCCGGCAGGATACCGCGGCAAACGAATACGACCAGGCCCGCCGCCTCGGCCTCGGCCTCGGCATCACCGGTTTGCAGGGCGCCGGGAATCTGGTCGACCAGGGGTTGCGCACCGTCACCTCCGCCGCCACGCCGAACCTGCTGGCACAAGGAACCGGCATCGCCGGCCTCGACACCGGTTTCGGCCGCAGCGAGCAGGAGCGCCTGGCTGCACTGCAAGCCTATCCGCAATTCGCCGGGGCGCAATTCCTCGGGCCGAACCAGGAGGTCACCGCCGGCACCGGCATGCAGAACTTGACGCAGCAAGCCTACAACGCGCCGTTCGAGCGGCTGAAGCAGTACATGGCGACGATCGGCGCCCCGAGCGGTGGCGCTTCGGCGACACAGCCGATCTTCGGCAACCCGCTCACCAGCGCGGTGTCGGGGGCGAGCGGCATCCTCGGGCTCGGCAAGGAGCTGGGGCTCGGCAGCGCGGCTAGTAGCCTGTTTGGCGGCGGCGGCGGTGCAGCAGCCACTACGGCAGGTTTGCAGGCGCTTTTCCCAGGCGTTGCGGCGTCAGCACTCCCGGCATATGCGGCGGCAGCACCGGAGCTTGCCGCGACGGCTGCGAGTTTTGCTCCGGCGGCGGCTAGCGCCGCGTTCACCATCGTCTGCACCGAGCTGGTGCGCCAGGGACGAATGCCCAACACTTGGCGGCTCGCCGGGATGCGGCAATTCATGCGCTATCCGGCAATCGCCCGCCGTGGCTATTGGGTATGGGCAACGCCGGTTGTCGCTCACCTGCGGGCACAGCCCGACAGCCGGTTCTCTAAGGTCATCGAGAGAACCTTCAACTGGCGTGCGGAAGACCTGGCCGCCCGCAATGGCGTCAAAGGCGCGCGCCGGCTGATCCGCGGCCGGCTGGTCACCGCAGCAATGGTGATTCCGTGCCTGCTGTGCGGGCTGATGACGACGCGCGATTACTTCCCCGGGGGCAAGGACGCGCCGGCATGACGCCGGTGCCCGAGCCGGCCGGCGATATCCGGGCGCAGCT